TGCTACTGAAGGAGTACCATCTCCACCTTCGTTAGTAGTACAAGCGGGTGTACAAGGTGGTTGTGCAGCTCCTGCTGCTCCTCCACCACCAACTGTAATTGGATAATTTTGAACTGATGCTGTTACTCCTGTTGTAGTTGCTAATGGACTTGCAGTCCAAGCTGCAGGACTAGGAACGGATTCTCTAAATCCACCTGCTCCGCCACCACCTGTAGCTTCAATAAGAGTTGCTGAACCGCCACCACCTGCTACAACCATATAATCTAATCTATCACTTCCAGTCGGAGCTCCTGCTGCTGAAACTGCAAAAGTTCCAGGACCTGTAAAAGTATGAATTTTGTAATCTCCAACAGTAGTTATTGATCCTCCGGTTGCTGTTATATAAGGACTACCAATAAGATTTTCACCTGAATCAGCAGTTGTTACCCAACCTTCAGTAGAATCAACAAATACTAATGTTACTGATTGTCCTTCTGTACCTAAAGCTACAGGAATATTTTCACCACCAATTTTATCTGAACCATTAGGTGCAATTGTAAGGACATTTGTTTGAAAAGTACTTTTGTAATCTGCGACTGAAACAATCGCTCCAGCAGAACCTGCTGGTAAATTCATAGTAAAAGCTCCACCAGAAGTGTTAGCAAAATAACCTTCGCCAGACACAGCAGAAAAAGTTGCTGTTTTAGGAGTTGTATTCCAATCAACAGTTCCTGTTCTACCAAAACCTGTTTGAGATGCACCTGATGCAAGAGTAACGGTATCGCCGCTTGCACCAATAGTTATTGTGTTGCTAGACTCTTTTATGATGTCTGCTCCACATGTATTTTGTATTGTATTTACTTTAATTGTACTTGTCATAATTATTGAAACCTATATCTTATCACTACTACACCTGATCCAGCATTACCACCATTACCGTTACCCGTAGCACTACCTCCACCACCACCGCCACCAGTGTTAGCTGTTCCTGTGAATCCATTGTCTGCACCACCTCCAGCACCATTACCACCACCTCCAGCGCCTGCTACAACACTACCATTTCCACTAGGTGTTGAACCTCCTGAACCACCGCCACCTCTTGTTACTGCTGATCCTGTAATTGATGTTGCAACTCCTACTGCACCAGGTGCACCAACTGAACACGGTGGGGCACATCCTCCTGTAGCTCCAGCACCACCTCCAGCGGCAGTAGCATTATTGGGACCTCCATCTCCACCAGGATTACCTTGTGGTGGACTTACTGATGGTGTATTTCCTGTTCCTTTTGCAAAAGGTGAAGATCTTCCACCACCACCGCCTGATCCACCAGGATTAGCAACTTTTGGTGATGAGCCACCCCCACCACCTGCGCCACCACCTGTAGAAGTTATTGTTGAAAAAATTGAATTAGAACCATCTGTTCCCGGAGCTCCTGGTCCTCCATTTCCACCTGGACCACCTCCACCGACTGTAATTGGATAACCTCCAGGAGTAAGTGCTAAAGATGTTGTTGATGCTAATGGTGAAGCAGTATATGGACCAGAAGTTCCAGCTACGTGTGATTCTCTAAAACCACCGCCACCGCCGCCGCCTCCTCCATCTCCGCCACCGCCACCACCGCCAGCTATTACTAAATAATCTGCTTTTGCAATTGAACCAGATCCTGCAGTTATAGTAAAAGTTCCAGGGCCAGTAAATGTGTGGACTTTAAAATTTGTATCAACAGTTGTAATTGTTCCACCCGTTGCTGTAATATATGCTTCAGGTACTCCTGTTTCTGTATCTTCAGCATTTTGCACATTAATCCAACCTTCTGTTGCATCTACATATACTAAAGTTAATGCTTGACCATTAATGTCTAATGTTGCATTTTCTGCTACACCACCAATTTTTTCTGATCCGTTTGGACTAATTGTTAAATTATTGGTTGCAAAAGTTCTTGTGTAATCTGAAAATGCAACTATTGCTCCAGCAGAACCCGCTGGTAAATTTGCAGTTACAGCTCCACCTGTAGTATTTACAAAATAACCTTCGCCATTTGCTGCTGTAAAAGTTGAAGTCTTGATTGAACCTGTCTGCCAATCTACAGTTCCTGTTCTACCAAAACCTGATTGACTAGCACCACTTGCTAGTGAAACTGTACCACCTGATCTACCTAAAGTTACTGTAGTTGCATCAACAGTTGCAGTTTTACAAGCTCCACCACCAACTGTTAAAGTTGAACCTGATTGTTGTGTTATTTGATCTACTTCTATCTTACTCATTAAATTACTACTACCGTTCCTGTTATTGTTTGTGTTCCAGTTACAGTAACTGGTCCTGCTAATACTCCAGATGCGATTGTTTGATCTTGTGAAAGAGTTGTTGCATGTGTAACTAAATAATCGGTAGCTGTCATAGATGGAGACATAGCTCTTGTTGCTGGTAGTGTACAAAATACATTTTTAGTACCTGCTGCAAAATCTACTTTGCTATCACTATTCGATGATGAGATAACTGTGTCTCTTGATAAAGTATCAGGTGAAGCATCAGTAACTGTACCAATACCTACCTCAAACTCACCTGCAGAATTATTTTCAATTGCATAGTAAGTTGTATTTGTCGTTCCAATTCCTGAAACAAAAGTTTCGTAACCTTGCTCTGCTCCTGCAAGATTCAAAGTTCCTGTTCCAGTAGTTGTACTTGTTTCTTTAACTCTATCGTTAACTATTAAAGCCATTACTACTCCAAATTTTATTACGCGTCGCCAAGTCTAATGATTGCACTAGATGAGTTAGCAGTTGGAAACTGAACAACGAAATCTCCGTTTGTTGCAGTCTTTGTTCCGCCAAAATCTAAAACTAATACAGCTTCATTACTTGAACCTTTATAAATCAGTGCTCCTACTGCTGATAACGTTACAGATGAAAAAGTTAAATCTGCAAAGTCAACAAAACCAATATTACTAGCAACTGCTACACCATTATTTGTTAAAGTGTTTCCACCAGCAGTATAACTTGTACCAGATGAAGAAACTTCATTACTAGTCGTATATGCTGTTGTTGCCGTCGTTAAGCCAGATATATTAGTGTAAAGAGCAAGTTTAAAAGTGCTTCCACCGGAAGCAGCAAAATTAAACGTTCCTTTTAACAGGTCTGTTTTAAAAGAGTCAGGTACTACATTTGCCATTTATATTATCTCCTTAGTTTGGTGATGGCGACTTAATTTGAGAACGAATAGCGCCATCTTGCCATTCATCTCTACGTCTTCTACCTTCTTGTTCGATAGAATAAGATTTTGCAGCCCGTCTATATGACTGTTCGTAGTATTGTATCAGATCCGCTGGACCTTTCAAGTATCCATATGCTTCTACCAGACATGCGTACAAAAGTAAATCCTGATATTTATTGGATGTGTAAGTACCACTAGAGCTTACAGACGAGTCTGTAAGACTTGTTGGTTGTTTGACGTATGCCAAAGTAATTTCGAATGTAGCGTTTGGTGTAGGTGCTACTACCCAAAAATTAGCATCCCAGTTAGCATAATACTTAGGTAAACCACTAGCTGTGCTAGGTGTATTGTAGTATTCTGTCATAAAACTAGTATCTCTTTTTTCTAAAAATACTTGATTATTAGACCCATCTTTTAACTGAACATATCTAATTATTCTAAGATCAGAAGGAATGGTTACATATCTATTTCCTGATTGTAAATTTGATGTAGCATAAAATCTATTGTCATCAGAGTCTACGTCTCTATAAATTCTATTTTCAGCATTTTTGATTATAGTATTTAGAACCCCTGTAGATAAAACGGAGCTGTCTACTTCTGTATAGTTTCTAATATCATCTTGTAAGTTTGTAAGTGTATATGCCATTATGGTGATAGTGTAACCGGACCAGCCGATATACTTCCTCCTCCTATTTTTGCAGTTGCAGTTGCTGTTCCTGCAGCTGTAAATGTGTAATTATTAGCATTTGTAACTGTAATTGTAAATCCCGAAGCGTTATTAATATCTGCAGCAGTTATACCTGCACCAGGTTCAGCATCTCTAAATCTAACTGTATCACTTGTAGATCTTCCATGGTTGTCTTCAAACACTGTTATAGTTGTAGAACCACTTACAGTAGATAATGGATTTAAAGTTAATATTCTTGCAACAGCGGGTTCTGTTCTTGCAGGTCTTGCATTTAATAAACCTTGTGGATCTGCCGCATGAGGTTTTGGTTCTAGTTGCGGGTGTTTCTTTTCAAATTCTGATATGTGAACTCTAGCTCCATTCCATTCTATTACCATTTCAGAATATGGAAACTCTAATCCTGATCTATCAGAAATAAATTTTGCGTATTTACCTGAAGAAAGATTTGACATTAAGACTCCGGATAATAAACTTTAGGACTAATATAAGTACTTGATGACGAGCCGTCCTCTTGTAAAGCTCTTTGTAATTCATCTTCGTACAACATCTTTAGCATTTGAACTCTGTCAGGTGAATTTTTAATTGCAAGATAGTAAGCTAAACCTGCAGTCATACATGGTACAAATCGATATGGTACATCTGCATCATTAGTATAATCACCTGCATCTTGAATTCTTTTTACATAATAATAATTTAAAAACTTACCTGCTTCATTAGAACCAGGAGTTAAATATAAAGTAACTGTAATTTTATCTATAAATCTTTGAACAAAATATTGTGATGGTGTTCCAGTAGATGTTTTATTTGAAAATGCTTGATACTGTGATCTGCTTACTTTTGTAAGTGGTGTGTCTACATTAGCGTTTCTATAAGAAGCTTCTAATATATCATCAACACCATAGACAGCTGTAGCACTTGAAGTACCATCACCTGTTGATCTGAACATTGTATATGTTGCTTGATCTGCAACTAATGTAATATTATTGTTTGCAACTTCCCAATAATGCAAACCTCTGTTTGCCCATTCTTGAAATAAAATATTAAGAGATCTTCTTGCAGATTTTAATTGGTAGCCAGAAACACCTTGTATGCCTAATCTTTCATACGCTTCTTCAACAATATCTGAAATAGAAAAACCTTTTTCAAAGGTAGTTGTACCCGAAGTAGTGTTAGCCATTTACTCTCCTATTTATCTATAATAACAGTTGCCGTTGCATTTGATATAGCAGAAACTGTCATTCCGCCTTCAAATAAGATTCCGTCTTCTGCTAGATTATAAGAAAATACATCACCTGCTGGTACATCTACTTGAAACTGTGTTACTGAGTTTCCGTCTTGTAATGTAACTGAACCTGCAGAACCTGTTGATGCTAAAATAATTCCTCTTAATCTTGTTCTTCCTGCAAAGACTGATGTAGCGTCTGTTTTTCTAACTGCTTTTACGTCTGATTTCATTATCCTGTGTATCCTATTGTTACAGAGTCTGTAGTAGTTAAGTCTAAGTAGACTCCATTTTTAAATCTTATACCAGAACCAGGAATCATTATATCTAATCCTTCAGAACTAAATTTAGCTTGAAACTCTAAAGAACCTGTACCATCTGTTCCATCGTGTAATTTAACTAAACAGTTAGTACCACCATGAGCTTGAATGTAAGTAACTCTACATGGTCCTAAGTTTGTACTTCCACCAGTAATAGTTTTAAATCTACCATCTGCTGTTAATGTTGTAAACTTTTGGTCGCTTATAAATGATCCGCCGCCTGCCATAATTATTCTCCGTTAAATTGATGTGGGGCCGAAGCCCCACACTAATTATTTATTACGATTCTTTAGCAAAAGTTCCTCTGACTTGAGTAACTTGCCATGCAGTAGTTCCATCTAATGATGCAATTACAACATAGTCACCTTGTCTTGAAGTAGCTTTTGTATTGATTAAGTCTTTGTCATCTGTTGATGAACCAGCATATGTGATTCCATCAGATGCATTAGGACTGATCGTCATTGTGTTTTGTCCATCAGGCGCATTGTTTGCGAACTTGAATGAGTATCCAACTGCAATTGCAGGTAAAGTGAATACCACACCATCTGTTTCAGAAACAAAAGTTTTTCCTGAATCAGCGTTAGTCACAGTGTAACTTGAAGCTTTAGTTTCAATGTTAACACCTTCTTTACCTTGAAGTACTGGACCTGAAAATGTAGTTTTTGCCATAATTATATCCTCCTAGTTTACAGATCATAGTCTCTAGGCCGTCGACTATACGCGTCTATGATCTTTTAATAATTGTATAGTAGGTTTTTTATATACTAGATTTGAGTAGAGCGCAAGA